GCTTTTCATCGTCTTGCATTTTCTTTTGAAAATCCTCCGCACGTTTTTTTACTTCGGCTTGGTACTTTTCGTCAATCGCTAATAAATCTTTGTTTAAAAGTTCCTTAGCGTTTTTTAAAATATCTTTTTCCTGTTGGGTTAATTTATTATAAGCGTTAATTTGTAATTCTTCCGTTAATTTATTGTAAGTTTCACGGCTTATTTTTCCTTCTTTGTATTGGTTATCTAAAGCGGTTTGTTCTTCCTTTGTACGTTCTTTTAAAAAGTTGTCGCGGTAGTCGTTAAATTGGTCTTCGCGTAATGCTTTTTCTTTTTCTATTCCGTCTTTCATTAACGCCAACCTTTGATTTTCTGCTTCTTCTTCTAATTTTGCAGCATCTTCGTTTTGTTTTTGTAGGTTGGTTACGTAATCTTCGCGTTTTTTCTTAGCTGCTTCCCTCGCTTTTTCGGCGGCGGCTTGTGCTGCTTCTGCGGATTTCTTATTATTGTTTACTTCATTAATTAATAATTGGTTTTGTGCATCTTTGATTCCCTCGGTTAATTCAATGCGTTGTTTTTTTATATCTTCATATCTTTTAATTGATTCACTATCAGTACCTACCAATTTTTTTAAAGTGTTTACTGTTTGCTCGGAAGCCCGTATTTCTAACTCAATTTCTTTAAGTTTTTCCTTTTGATATTTAATCGATTCTTCAATTTTGAGTTTAGTTAGTTTTTTAGTATCCTTACCTTGCGCGTCCATTAAAGCAATTTCGCGCTCGTATTGTTTTTGGCTTGAGTTAAATTGCGCCTCCCTTGCGGCAGCTAATTCTTCACGTGCTTGTTTTTCTGCTTCTAAACGAGCCATTTCATTTTCGTGCGCTTCTTCGCCTGCAAAATCAGTAAAGCCTAAAAAGTCACCAATCGCTTTTAAAGATTCGATAACGGGTTGTAGCGCATCTAACAATAAATCAAAGTTTGCGATTAGTAACCCAACCGCTACAATTATAGCACCTATTCCCGTACTAATTAAAGCAGCACGAAAAGCCTTTAACGCTCCACTTCCTGCGCCCACTACAAAATTATAGGCAGTTTGAACTCCCGTTAAAACTTTTTGCGCCAACGAAGTTTCTTTAATTCGACTATATAGGTTTTTCATCGAACGCCCCGCATCTTCTAACCCTTCTAAACCCTGCGCCAAAGCCATTGCGCTTTGCACTTTAAGCATTGTTTTTTGAACGTTTTCCGATTCTACACCGACTAAACCTAACCCGCCTTCGATAGCACTAAAACCACTTGCCACCGCAGACATTGCTTTACCCATAGCGATAAAAGTACCTTCGCCCTTGTACGATTGTAACAAGTCGTTAGTGTCTTCGATTTGGTCTTTTAATTCAGCGGCTCGTTTGGCTGCCTGTGCGGCTTCGGTAGACGTTTCCCCGTAAGCTGCCGCTATGTTTTGCAATTCTACAACCGCTTCTTTATACTGCTGTTTAAGGGTTTTAGTATTGTCTTTTATTTCGAGTTCAATCGTTCTTTTTTCTGCCATTTCTCTTTACTTTTATTTCGCGCATACCTTGCCTCCAAAGCCCTTTAATGTCGTTATGTAGTTTATATTTACCTTTTGCGATTTCGATAAATTCGTGTTTTCCTACGAACTCATCTACTTGTAATAATCCAATAATTTGTTTTATGTAACTCATCTTATAATTATAATTTGTCCGTTTCTAATTTCTCCGTTTGCGTATTCGTATTCAATGTCGATAAAAATAACATCGTTTCGCGATTCGGTTTCTAAGGTGTATCCGTCTTCTGTTATTCTTGTATCGCTTTCCTCGGTTATCCGTGTCGCGGTATCTAAAGTCGGTAGGGTTATTTCTACACTTCTATCTTCCGTTATTTCGTCGGGTGTTATGACTACGTCCGAATTTGTAGAAGTAAATCTAACCGAAGCCACAGAACCCGTTTTAGAAGTTACGTTAGGTAGCGTAATTGGAACTACTACTACGTCTTTGTCGGGTGGTGGTTGCAAAATATAAACAGGGTTAACGGGCATAAAATCGTTAAGTAATTCGAACTCCGTTACGCCTGTAACTAAATTCGTTTTCATTTGATTTATTAAATACCTTTTATCCCTAATTACTACCCTATCGTTTAGTTGGATTCCTGTAAGTATTGAAACGGGTAAGTTAGCCTTTACCGTTGTTAGCCTGTTTTTAGGGTTAAATAAGTTAGCTAAATACGGAAAATAATACGTCGCAAAAATACTTTGCTGAATCGGGTACAACCAATAGGACGAAGTTTCGGGGGCAAAGTTTATCGAGTATTTAATTCCGTTGTTCGTTAAATCCTGCCCGAACATCGTATAATTAAAATTTGTAAAAAATCCTGAGCCGTCCGTATAATGTATATGATTTGCTAACGTAATGCCCCCATATTTATACATTAACAAAGGCTTAGGAATGTACGGACTAAACGAACTATCTAACGAATAACCTACTTGCAAGTTCGTACCCGTAAATTTGTTAAATAGCATATTTTCAAACGGAACTTCTAAGGTAAATTCGCCTCCATCGTAAGGGTATTGGTATTCCGTGTTTCCCCATTCCTTTAAGCCCACTTCAAAATATTTTTTATTCATGAAATTTTCCGAAGGTTGAAACTTAAAACCTATTTTTTTGTAAAGTTTTACGCGGTCTACTCCTATTTCGTCTTTGTCCGTAAATTCAGTAATGTCTATTACCGCACCCGCTCCGTACCAATCCGCTAAAGGAACTATATTAAAGGTGTTTGGTTTAGTGCCGTAGCAAGTTAAGTTAAATTGTTTAAGAATACCCGAAATAAAATCCTGCACCTTCATAGTAGGCGCTAAGGTTTGAAGGTCGCTAAACGTAGTTAGGTTGTTTACGTTTGTGTCTACGGTAACAAAATCAGTAAAAAAGTTAGCTCCTATAAAATAACTTACCGAGTAGGTAATATCCAATGTAATAGATACCGCAGCGCTTGCCCTTAATTTAAATTCGTAAACATCGTATAAGCCTTGTACGTTTGGAATGTTAGTAATACTTGCGTTTAACGTAAATCCTTGTCCTTGCGTTGTTTGATAAAGCGAACCATTTACGTAAGTATCTAAGTAATATATTACGGAAGGGTTAGAGTTACTTGCTACAGAAAAAGTTATGCCCATAAAAGAAGCGCCGTTTTGGTAGTAGACGTTTAATACGTTTTGCGTAAAATCAAAAACGTAAGGAGGCGAACTTGGGTTAAGGTTGTACGTACTTCCTCCCTGCGCTATTACTGAATTAAAGGTAACGTTTTGCGCTTGCCCAATAAAGTCAAAATCGTTTTTATTTTTGTACCAAAGGTAAGCCTGTTTAAATCTATTATCCGTTAAAAAACTTCCTGTAAACGTTACTCCGTATTGCGCTGCAATTAAATCGAAAATACTTTTAACTCTAACCGCAGGGAATAACTCGCGGTAATCTATTGCGCCTGCGTTGTTGCTTATATTGTTTGCTCCCGTGTTTGTGTACCAATTAGGAAAATTTCCGCTTGGGTCTACCCCTTGGTATTGCCAAACTCGATTTGAAGTTATTAAGGGATAACATACGTCCCAATCAATAGTTGGGTTTGTTATGCGGTTGTATATTTCCGTAAACGAGTAGTCGTGGTCAAGTGTGGAATGGTCTAACACACTTAACAAGTCCTCGCCTACTAAATCTTTAAGCGTAGTTACTTCGCCGTAAAACGTTATAGTGTAGGAGTTAGGTTGTCCGTTTTTTAGTTGGCTCTTTTCCATTTGGATTTTTCCCCTTCTAAAAAAGGTCATATCTATTTCTATGTAACCTTCTAAACGTTCTTGGTAATTAATAGAACTATTCAACGCGTTTTCGTAGAAGTATTGCCAAATAGCGTTATTATTCGCGCTCGTAGGTATTGTAAAGGATTGCGAAAAATCGGTAAACGTTTTCGAAATGTCCTGTATGTTTTGAATAGTAGAAGTTACCTCTATACTTTCATCGTTGAATAAATCTAATTGCCTACCTTCTACAAAAATTCTAACTTGCCTTTTCATTAAATTACGTTGTTAATTAAATCGTAGCTTTCTTCGAACTCTAAAGTGTAATTTATCTTTTTGTTGTTTAGGTTCTTTTCTTTGTTAAAATCTTTTGTTTTCATTTTAACGGGTTTCCCGTCTAGTAAAATTCGTTCGCTTAAAAGTAACTGCTGAAGATTTGAGTTAAAGGATTCGTCTACCCACCCCGTGTTTACTCTATGGGTTATTATTCCATTCGTGTTAAATACTTGCCTTTGGTTTAGGTTTGTGTCCCATTGTGCAGAAGCCCCTATTTTTTGCATTAAATTAAACTCGCTTGTGGTTGTGTTTAAACTTTCGTAGGAGGCTTTGAAAAAGAATTCACGTTGCCAAGTTCCGTACATATTGATAAAGTCCACTACTTGCACATCGTAGTAACATTCTTCTATGGGGTAAAACGTAGCCTCCCAAACTAAGTTAGAAAACGTATCGAATACCTCTACTTTATTACCCGTCAAATAATAAGGAGAATAAACGCGGTAAAGGTTGTAAATCCCGTCCGCAGTAATGTTATTCGTAAAACTTAATCCCGTTTGAAGTTGCGTATATTTTACGCTATACCCATTTTCTAAATAACTTACAAACGTTCCCGCTCTTTGCAAAGGGTTGGCAATAGGAATGTTATTCGCACCGCTCCAAAAATAATAATTCTTCGGCTCTAAATGAACTAAAAATAAATTGCTAGGATTAACCCCCTGTTGATAATATCCATAACCGTCGTAAGCATAAAAATTAAGCGTGTCAATTAGTACGTAAGTTCCTGCGATTAGGTAATATCTTTTAACGTCTACTAAAATGTATTCGTCTACGTTTAACAAAGCCGTGTTAGAACTAAAGTTGTTTTGAAAACTATCATGCTTTATATATTCCATCAAATAAGGAGAAATGTTATAAAGCGTTTGCGTATTGTTACTCGCGGGAATCAGTTTTTCGAGCGTGTAACTTGGTAACGTTGGCGGTGTTGTTCCGTCTTTATATATGTATAATTCTATTTTACTTCCTGTTTGCCCTACTACGTCTATTTCCAAAATAAACGGGCTTCTAACGAATATTTCACTTATAGCCATAGTTCTTCATATTTTCTTTCATTATTGTATCGAATAGTTCCTCGCTTTCCAAACCGTAAGCATCTATCATTTCGTTTGGTAATGTTTTAAATGCCTGTTCAAATGGCTTGGTAAAAAACATACTAGGCTTTATTCCTTTTTGCCAAATAGAACGCGTAATTATAAATGCCGTAGCGTCGCTACTTAAAAACCTTCCTTTCTTGTCTCTAAATTGAATGCTACGATATTTAACCCATTTTTTTATTCCTTCGGTTAACCCACCTTTTTTACCCGAACCCGAACCAAACCTAAAGCTACTTAGGCTTCGTCCACTACTTACACCCTTTACCCCTTGGTCTTGATAAAACCCGTATTCTTCCATTTCAAAAAATAAACGAATAGAATTAGGCATTACCTTTACTTGGGCGTTTAACGAATCCATTAATTTGCCTGAAGCGGATTTTTGACGTAGGTTATTTTTCGCGCGTTTTATAACTATGTCGCGAAACTTTTCTAAGGCTTGTAATTGTAACTCCTTATCCATTTTAACAACGTGTCATATCATTTGGAAAATCTACGTCAAAGGTCATTGCCCACCCTGCTAGATAGTTTTCGAATCGCTCGGTAAAAGGTTCGCACGTAGGAGAGCCGTTAAGTTGGTAAAGGTTGTCCCAAATGTTTCCGTGTTTTAGCATTTCGAAGGCTCGGTTTAAGATTGCTAACTGAGTATTCAAAACGTCTATTTCGTTATCAGCAGTTTCGAACGTGTTAGGTGCTTCTTCTTTTCTTTGGCTTACGTTATCCATAGCAAGTAAAGTTACATTCGCGGTCATTACGTTATCATTAAACGTAACTTGATTAACCATTATATGAACTAACGGGAAAATCGTTTGTTTTCCTAAGTCAACGTTAAAAATCGAACCTTGCGAAACGGTGTTTACTAACGGGTCTGCGTTAAAGTGTGTTTTAAGTTGGTCTAATAAGGAGTAATAGCCGTTCATATTCTAGGTTTTTTCATTTCCATTATTTCTATTTCTGTTTTTTCCTGTTCGAAGGTAAGATAGGTAAGACATTTAAATAATTCGTATTTTGTAACTTCGTCATATTTTGTAAGGTCTCCTTTAGCAAGTCCGTATATGCTTGAATACCAACCCCATTTTTTTCCAAACTGAGTTCTTGCGCTAAAGTCGCTTGTTCTTGAGTCATCTTCTTCGTTTCCGTTTTTAAATAGTTTAGGGTAGCGGTTAATAACTCGCTTCCTAAAGTCCAAAAAAAAACGCTTGCTCCTATTGCTATGTCCATAGGCGCGTACTTCATTGCTTCGCTGAATTCAGATGCTCCGTTATATTCTAAAATGTTATATTTTTCTTTTCGTGTTTCCGTAATTGGTCGGTACATTACTGCCATAGCTTTGTTATAATCGTCCCAATTAGATAGGTAGTTGTCTAGGTCTACGTATTCCCCGAAACTTATATTTTCTAAGTCGGGAATAAATCCGTATTCAATATTTCCAATTTTGAATCTAGGTTGAAACTTTGGCTTAACTGAAAAGATTTGATTAAAATGTAAAACCAAATCGTTAATGCTAGTTAGCTTCATTTTAACAACCTCCTTTAATTCTATTCCGCAAAATATTTCAATCATTTTTTGCGCTATAAATTCTTCGTCGTTTGAATTCTTTTGAACCTTCAGGAATTTTTGATAATTCATTAAAGGAATTTCGCTAATTGAACTAGGAATAGTTATTTCGACTTTCATATATAATTAATTATTTATTTTGGTTTTTGTAACTCATGGCAACTTCATAAGCCTTTAAAAGCATTTCGAAGTGAACGGGAAACCTTTGCATATTGTTAAACATTATTTGCACCCTTACTCCCTTACGAATGTAAATGTATTCCTCAACGGCTCGCATCATTACTTGCATATCGTCCGTCTTACCGTATTGCATAGCTTCCGTAATTTGCTCCTATGCCTAAAGTTTCCATTTCGTGATACCTGAACGCATCAATAGCGTGGTCGTTAAAATTGATAGGCTTGTTTAATCGTTTCCCTTGTTTGTCCGTGTCCCAAACATACGAGCGTAATTCTTTAATTAAATTACCGCTGTTCGCAGTAACTAAGTATTCGTTACGCTGAATAACATCTATTCCGTAGTTTATTGAATCCTTGCCTTTGGTTACTCCTTTAATCGTTATTCCGTAGCGTTTTATTTCGTCTATACTTTTTGGTTCGGAGGAATCCGCGTAAACGGGTACGTGTTTTGGTAGCAGCTTGGCTATTTCGCTATTTAGTAACCCTGTTTGGTAGGCTAACTCGTTAACGATTCGTTGCCCGTTGTAATTGTATATTTCAATAATAGCGGTCGGGTCGTTTGTGTAACCAAAGTCCAAACCTATTCCAAGCAACTTCGCTTCTTTGGGTATCGTATCAATTTGTTTCCAATTTGAGAACACAACCCCCTCTAACATTCCTAATTGCCCTTCGCCGTAAACCTTCCACCAATTAGCCCAATATGTAGACGTTTTCGCTTTCTCTTTGTTCTTTTCGATTTGGTCTATAATTGATTGGTCTAAGGCTTCGTTATCCTTGTACGTGAGAATTAAAAAATCGGAGTCGGGTTCATCCTTTAATTCCGTATGTACCCAAAATTCGTTTGCGGGGTTGAAATCTAAATAAACCTCTTTTCGTGTTCGAATAGCCAACTCGTTATAGGAATCAAAGGTAACGTTATTACATTCGTTGATATAAAGAATGTCGCGCCTTGCACCACGTAGTTTACTCGAATCGTCCGCGGAAAAGAATTCAATAACGCTTCCGTTGGCGAACTCGTAACGCAGTAAAGATTTGTTAAACCTATCTTCGAAAAAACGTCCCGTCCATTTCATTATTTTTAGGAAATCCTTTAACGCACCCCTTCGTAAATGGGGTATTGTTTCCGCGACTATTGATATTTCCAACCCTTCGTGACGTGCGGCTTTATCAATTAACACGGGAATTATTCCGAACGTCTTACCCGCGCTCGTACCGCCTTGGATAATCTTAATCCGTTTTTTAAGATTTAGAATCTTCCGAATCGCTGTTGTCTTCCGAAACATCGGGGAATAATGGTTGTTCGACGTTGGTAATTTCTTTTTTCTCTACTAAGTTGTTTAGACGTGCCGTAATGCTTGGGTTATAGATTCCTGCCATACCTCCACCTATTTGGTCATTTCGAACCTCCCTGCGGATACGCGTAACGATAGTTAAAAAACGCTTATACCTTCCGTTAGTATTCGCAAAATAATGGCTTAAATCTCCTATAATGCCTAAATCCGCGCAATAGCATTCAAACCCTTCTATGGTTAACGGGCGTTCAAGTTCGCTATATTCGCTCCTACCTTCTTTACCTACGAAAGTATGTTTTAAGATTGGATTGTTCTTTACGTGTCTTTTGTACTCCGTGAATAATTCCCAAAGGTGTTCGGGTGAATGTATTTTATTTGGTCTTCCTTGTCCCATTGTTTTCGTGTTTTGATAGTTTAGATTCCTCGTAAGTAGACGAACAAACTGCTAAACGTTGGTCGGTGTCGGGAAATTCTTTATTCATCGTATCGTCCCCCATACAACGCATTACGAACTCTTTTTTTTCTTCGTTAGGATTCGGCTTCGGTAGTGGCATTTTCTTCTTTATAAATTGCGTATAGCTTGTTTAACTTGTTTACGATTTCCCTAACGCAACTACCGCAGGAAGTAGGCTGCATTCTTTGTTTAAATACTCGGTTGTAAATCTTTAATAACTCCCTTTGTTGGTTAGGGCTAACGCTACTTTTTAGGTTAGTAAAAAATTCGTCTAGGTATTTGTATTCGTCTTCCGTTAGGCATTCGGGTTTTGTGTACCTCCAAAGTTCGTTTAACTTTGCCTTACGTTCTTCGCATCCGCAATCTTCGCCAAGTACCCATTTAGCCACCTTGGCTATTCCTGTAACTTCTAAAATGTTTTCTACCGTGTCTCCTAATCCTTCGGCTTGTTTTTTTCTTGGTCGTGCCATAGTTGTTTATTTAATAAATTCAAAATCTTCGTTTTTGTAGTCCTCGTAATCCTCCTTAAACTTATTCCTTACCTTACTTTTGCAGTTCTTTAACGTGTTGAAAATCGAACTCGAACTAATCGTAGTTTCTTTGGCTATGTCTCTAATACTTAAGTCCGTGTCTTTGTAAATTGTAAATAGTTGCTTGTCGTACCAATGCCACGAATCAACTTCCTCGTAAATCTTAGCTAGCATTCTTGCGTATGCTTCTTCCTTTGGCAAGTTGGTTGGTTCGTCTTTTAGCAGGGGTAAGTTATCTAAGTTTACCATTTCTCCCTTTTTTTCGCTCTTAACGTGTAATAAGTAAAGATTGCGTAGAACAAAATACATAAAACCTTTATTAACTTGCCCATTTTGAATAACGTTTTCAGGTTTGCAATAACGATACAAACGTAGGTAGGCTTCCTGTACAATATCTTCCGCGTAAAAATCTTCGCCAAAAGTTTTTACAAGTTTAACCCATTCCTTATGGTCTTTTGCGACTACGCTTACCCATTCCATTTTGTTTAATTTGTCATCAAATATAATGTTTATATTTTAATTACACTTATTTGAATCCTTTTTGTTGTCGGTAAACGTATTCGTCCAAGGTTCTTAGGGTTTTAATGCTTACCAACGCGCCCGACAAAAAACGGTCTATTGTATATTGATGCATTTTTAACCCTTTGGATTTTATTTCCTTTACAACTTGGTTTCGTGTTTTGGTAAGGAGTATATTTTTCAACTCCTTACGTAAGCTATTATCGTCTATAAACATAATTAAAAGGGTAAATCGTCGTTTTCAATTATTTGCGTGTTAACTTGTTTCGGGGTTTCGTTAGTTCGGGGTTCGCTGAATGAACACGAAAAGTATTTCATTCCTTTCGAAGATTCCTTTAGCCATAACGCTATTTCCATTTCTTTTCCGTTTACGTTTACTTTTCCTCGGTAGTCGGGTTGATTACCTTGTTTTTTGTCGTTCTTAAAAATTGCTCCCGTGTTTACTTTTGTTTCCATTTTTTATTTATTTAAGTTTATTTCGTTTTCGTTTAGGCTATCGTTTAGAAAATCTTGTAGCCTTTCTACTATCTTCCATTCGTCTTCGTTTAGTTCTTCGTACTTGTATAACTTACGCATTTCTTGTTGAAGTTCCCAAAGAACTACAAACATATCTTTGCCTTTTGTTGCGCAGTAAAATTCGTGTTCGTCTTCGGGTAGGTCAAAGGTTAGTTTTGCTTTCATAGGTTTCTTTGTAGTATTGTTCTGATTCAATAACTTTATCAGCATAAAAATTATTAGTGTTTCTCATTCCCCAAAGGAAGCCATCTTCTCGTGAATTAATAATCTGCTCTTTCTCCATTTGTAACATTTGAAAATCAATATCATTTTGGATGTTTATTAAGCATTGTTTATACCCTGCTTGATATTCACTTAACTCGCTATTTAATTCTTCTATTGCGTGTTGAATTTTATCTTTTAATTCTTGCATAGCTGTTTTCATTCTATTCTGATTTAAAGGTTTCTTTGTAGTATTGTTCTTCTGATTTTCTAACGTGGTTATTAAATAAGTTTTTATATTGTTCTTCTTGCCTACCTTTATAAAAAGCATCCATTATCTTCTCCTTCTCCATTTCTTTGGCTTGTTCAAGTAACTCATCTACTGTAGCCCAAGACATTTGTAGTTCATGTTTATTTCCAAAACACTCTAATTGTTTTTGTAACCACTCTACTGCTGTTTGTTTCATAGTATTTTTATTTAATTTTAATAATTTACGCCATTAAAACGGCGGTTAACAGTTAGCAAGTGCAATTGAAACTGCACCTGCTTTTGTGTTAGCGGTAATGTTCACTAAATATATTTTCCACACTTCAAGCAGTGATTTATTTCACCATTACATTTTGACATAACCGAACTAAACGGATGCTCACACATACCGCTAACATCGGCTTTGCGTGATTTAAGCATTTCGTCAATAACAACAGTAGCATCTTTTAGTAATTCCGTTGTCTTTTCAGTTCCTATTATTTCCGCAACTTTCCCAACAAATAGTTGTTTTATCAATTTTTCTCTGTCCATATATTTATCGTTTTAAATTTAAACCACGCAAAGCCGTTTAACGTTATGGTGCATTTAGAAAACTGACCAGACTTTTAGCGAATTGAATACTCATATTGTCAATTTCAGCAGAATCATAACCATCAAACTCATTAACAGATTCTGCTAATTTTTCTTTGTAGCATTTAGGAGAACAGACCATATAGTCTTCATAACTATCAATGCTATCATTTCCCCATTCATTGTGGTGTCCAGAAAAGGAATGCCATTCTTCAGGTATTTCACTTCCTTTATGTTCTTTACCACAATTATCGCAAACCACAGCCACTACGACTTGGCGTTGCTCTTTGACTTCTTTTGTTTCTTTTTTATACATATTTACAAATTTAGAGAAAAACGCACCATAACAGCACATAGGCAAAATGGCGGGGTTCTCGGTTAATATTGAGTTCTGTTTTTCAAATCATTTTTGGTGGTTGCAGAAAGTTCAGCGTTCCAAAATTCGCCACATCGCCTATGTGCATACCGTTAGCGTAAATTGATTGATTCTAAATAATCTTCAACCCCTTCTTTTATTCCTTTTGTCCCTTGTTGTATATCATAGCATTGAACTGATTGACAAAAATCAATCAACATTCCGCTAACATTAAATAAACAAAATTTTAATTTTTCGTTTTCCTCATTTACTTTCTTTAGTTGTTCAACTAAAACGTCTATCGTTTTTTGCATATTTTGTGATTTAAAAATTAAAACTATCGTTTATCATTGTCCGTTGGGCGCAATTAAGCGACTACATCCAATCCGACATAATCCTCAATCAAAAAACCATCATTCCAAAAAAACAGACTACCCTTTTTTAGTATCGTTTTTTTATGCGGTTCTTTTGAACGTGGCGTTCCGTAGTGTGCTGCTTCAAGTTTTACATCAAATTTTCGTCTTTGAATTAAACCTTCGCACCTCACACCATCGGAGTTGATGAAATAAACTTTATCACCTTCTTTAACCTTTTTGCCATTAAAAAGGGTAGCTTTTTTTTGTTGAAATAAATTGAACATAATTTAACTGCGCCCAACAATGTGTTTATGCAAGCGGGGCTGAAACGCTTTGAATAAACATTAGCACTTAATTTAACTTTTGTGCATCTATGAAGCGGTAGTGCCAAAAATCCCCGCCTGACATAAACACTTGAACGTTAGTGGCTATTTTGAGCAACATTGGTGTCAATTATAATCGGCTCAATAAAAGTCCATAATTCGTATTTTTTATTTTCTCCTTTCGGGTACGGTTCAATTCCGTAATTTAGTTTTTTCATATACTCTTTTCTTTTTGTTTTACTTGTTACGCAGTAAAATTCGTGTTCGTCTTCGGGTAGGTCAAAGGTTAGTTTTGCTTTCATATCATTTCTATTTAGTTAATGTGGCAATTTTTACCCCTTATTCTTTATTGATTTGTTCTTGTTTTTTAGTTAATCAAAATAAATTTTACCGTTATATATATCTTCAATTCCCCATTTACTTAATTGTCCATAGCTTTTATTACTAAAGTAACTTGGTGCAAAAAAGTGAATTAGTTTTACAATTAATTTTTTCATTGTTCTTGTTGTTTAAAGTTGCAATCCTTCTGGATATTTTGTTTTTACTTTTTGGATTTCACCACCTTTTGATATAGTAGATTCACCACAATTTTTACATTTTGTATTAGGTATAACATTTTGATGATAATAAAAATCATCATAACTATCCATACTTTCATCTATATCAATATGATTACAGAATTCGCATTGATACTTTCCTTGAAAGTCTCTTCGGTGTTGAGTAATTACTTCAATTAATTTCATAGTTCTTGTTGTTTAAAGGTTTCGTTGTAGTATTCTTCTGCTGTTCTATTATCGGTAAATGTTAAAACATCATTAATTTTTGCCCTTGTATTCCAAGCTTCAAATATCTGCTCCTTCTCCATTGCTTTGGCTTTGTCATAAAAAACTTTAGGAACATTAAAACCCTCTAGTATTAATTCATCAACCAACCACTCTACTGCTGTCTGTTTCATATTATTGATTTATTATTTCGTGCAGTAAATAGCACTATATTTTACAATTCTTTGTTTTTCTTATTTACTTTAATCAAATAGTGTATTTTAACGCACTTATTGTCATATCGTTTTCATTAATAGGTTATAGTATTCTCGGCATAGTTCTACACGCTCCTTTATCTTTTCAATTACTGATTCATCCCTTCGAATAAACCAATACTTTACGCGCTTATGTTCGGGTATGTGGTCAAAAATATGTTTAGATTCTACCTCTTTACGTAGTTCCGTGTTTTCCTCGATTAAATTGAATTTCCAATGCGCCCTCCTTATTTCGTCTTCTACCATTTGAAAAGGGGTATTGATTAGGCAATAGGCTAAAATGCTTTCTTGTTTTCCCGTTAACCACATATACCCTTGCAGTTGATAATAATAGTCCTTATTAGGGACTTCCGTATCGAAAAACGGAAACGTTGTAGCGTCCCAAGAGCATTTAACATCTAATAAAACTTCGTCCGTGTTTACGTCGGGCGTTCCCTTAACCCAATCGTTTTCGAAAAACTCGTAATTCTTGTAAATGAATTTATAGTTTAACACCTCGTTTACTAATGCTATTCCGATTTCCTCTACCTCGTTACCTTTATCCGTGTAACGCGAACTAAACTCTTTTTTTATTCCGTATTTTTCTTCCAATACTAAATCGTGAACGTAGGTTTTAGCCGTTTCCGATAGCACCTCCCCCGCTTTACGGGGGGTTGCCATTATTTTACCAATTTGTGAGCATCTTACTTTCATAACAACTTTATTAAATTAGA